TGGTGACATTTCTCTAAGCACTGTTTCAGTTTCAGTAAACACTTATGGTGGTTATGTGAAGTTGAGCAAGCAAGCTGTTGAGCGTTCTACTGTAAACTACCTTGACGTAGCATTCCAGGCGATGTCTTTGGCTTACGCAAAGAAAATGAACACTGAGTTCATTGCTACTATTGCTGCTCTAACATTCAGTGGAGATAAGGTTGTAGATGCATCTGCTCTAACTGCAGCTGCTGTTGCCGGTGCTATTGCTGACGCATCTGCATACATTTACACAAACACAGGTCTATCACCTGAGTTCATTGTCGCTGGTGTAACTGCTTACAAGCGTCTAGTTGGTATTGTGGACAGTGCTGGCCGTCCAGTAGTTCTACAGGATGGTGCTGGAGTTAACAACATTGGATCTGCTGACATTCCTGGACTTCGTGGTTCAGTATTCGGCTTACCAATTGTTGTAGACCCTGCTCTATCGGCTAAGACTGCTTACATTGCTAACTCATTGGCTCTAACAACCTACGAGTCTGCTGGCAACCCTGCACGTCTATCAACAACCGACGCAACAACCTTGTCTGATTTCTACTCTGTTTACGGTTATGCAGCTTTTGCTGTGCCGTTCGAGGGTGCAATCGTCAAAATCAACACTGGAGCCTAATAACTCATGGCAGTAACGGTGGAGCAGTTTAGAGCGTATGTGGGGACTAAAGAGGTCTCAACATTCGTGGATTCATGTTTAGCATCTGCTAATCAGATGGTCGCCAAGTTCGTGGGTTCGTCCCGTGTGCCAGGTGATGTTCTGGATTCAGCGGTGCTCTCATGTGCATCTGAACTGTTCCACCGTCGCTCTGCTCCAAATGGTGTCGCTCAGTTCGCTGACCTTGGGACTACTGTTCGCATTGCGAAAGACCCGATGAATGCAGCTCGAGAGATGCTACTACCGTTTACAGGACCCGGACTGTGACCAACGAAATAACCGCAACTAAAGCGGAACTTGCTCTTGACTTGCAGAATGCAGGGATAGAGGTTTTGGATTATGTTCCAGAACGTATAGTTCCACCTATTGTGATTATGTCTCCGAGTTCACCGTATCTGATTGCTGAAACTGTAGGTCGAGAATACCGACTTGGTTTGACCCTCACCATGATTGCTATGACTGCAACTAATGAGGAGGCAACTGAAGCTCTTGATGCTTTGATTGCTCAAACTGTTTCGGCTCTCACTCCATTAGGTTACGTTGTGCTCAACCAAGTAAACCCGCCATATCGTTTGGCAGCTAATAACGCTGAGTATCTTGCCAGTGATCTAAACCTTGACTTATCTTTAACACTCTAACAAAGGAAAACTGATGCCTTCATCAACCAGAATCAAAGCAACAAACATCTCATTCAAAATCGGTGCAACCGAATACAACTGCGATGCCAACCTAGTAGAACTTACTTTGAATGACGCTCCAGGCGATGTTCAGACATTCTGCGAGGTTCGTCCAGGTGGAGAGTGGAAACTACAACTTGACGGTGTAACCTCAGGTGATGCAGCTTCACTTTACAGGGTCCTATGGGCTAACTTCGGAACTGAAGTTGCGTTCACCATTGCACCTCAGGGTAACGCTACAGCTACAGCATCTCAGCCTCACTACACTGGAACTGTCATCTTTGATGAACTGCCTCCTCTAAGCCTGAACGCTGGTGACATTGTGAAGTTCTCTGTAACGCTGACTGTAAAGAATGCTGTTCACACTCCAAGTGCAACTCCACCGGTTTACTACGGCGTTACTCTAAAGACCTCAGCTTAGTCTCTAGAATGACCAACCTTGGAAAAGGTGCGGGGCTATCTGTTGAGGGTCTCGGAGTTACAATCAAGGCAATGAAGGAACTCGGTGCAAGCCGTCAAGTTCTAACAGAGCCAGGCTATCAAGCCTCTATGATTTTGATTGCAGCTGCGAGACCTCTCATACCCGTAAAGACTGGAACTTTAGCATCCACTGTTCGTCCTCGTAGAACTCAGTATGGTGCGAGTGTTCAGGCTGGTGGAAAGATGGCTCCATACGCTAACCCTATTCACTGGGGTTGGAAAGTAGTATCCAGCAGTCACAGAGGAACTTTAAGACCTGGCACTTACCGAGGTATCAAACCGCAACCATTCTTTAGCGAGGCTCTAGGTTATACTCAAGATGAGATCCTCAAGAATTATGAGAAACTCATGCGAGAAACCATTGACAAACTACCAGGAGCAAAATAATGACCACCCAGACATTCGACTTCGAATCACTAACCCTCGATGAGGTTGAGCAGATTGAACTGATTACCGGTTCATCTATCGACCAGTTACTTGATGCAGGACAGGCTAAGGGTAAAGCTCTTAAAGCCATCATCTACATCATGCAGAAAAGACAAGATCCATCATTCACTTTAGAACAGGCTGGCAGTATTCCACTATCAGAGGCTAACAAACTGTTCACAGGTGAATCCGACCCAAAAGAGTAATTGCCGACCAACAGGCGGAAAGAGTAGCGTTCATGATTGTCTATGCAGGGATGACCCTCAGCGACACTAAAGCGGTTACTCTCCGTGAGTATCGGGCAATCACTGAAGCATTGAAAGCGAAAGCGAAACAGTAATGGCTCAGAACCTAGTCGTCAATTTTATTGGTAACAATAAACTCTCTAAGACCACAGCTGCGGTATCTGCTGATCTAAAGAAGTTTCAGAGAACTGCCGACAATGTTGGACGTGGCTTGAATAGAGCACTTGGTGCAGCTGGTTTAGCGGTTGGTTTCGCAGCTCTGACTAGAGTTCTAAAACAGTCTGCTAAAGCTGCATCTGAGGACATCAAGAGCCAGGCACTTTTGTCTAACGCTCTCAAAAACACTACTGGTGCAAGTGATGTTGCTATTAAGTCTGCCGAAAGTTACATCCGTAAAACACAGCTCTCAGCTGCGGTGCTCGACACTGAACTTCGTCCAGCGTTATCTCAGGCCGTAAGAGCGACAGGCTCTCTTGCTGGTGGTCAGGCTCTACTTGACACTGCTCTGGATGTTTCGGCTGGAACAGGTAAAGACTTAGGAACTGTTGTCGGTGCTTTGTCTAAAGCCTATACAGGTAACACCACCTCACTAAAGAAACTTATTCCAGGTATTGACGTCACTGGTGACTACATGTCGAGACTAAATAAGACTTTTGAGGGTGCAGCTGAAACTGCAGCTAATAACGATCCATACAAGAAAATTGGAATCATCTTTAGTGAACTGCAAGAAACCATTGGTATGACTTTGTTGCCAGCGATTCAAGAGTTCTCGGACTATTTATCTAGCGATGAGGGTCAGTCAAACTTGCAGAGTATCGCCAACATCTTTGGTGTCATCGGCAAACTGATTACTAACGCTACAAGTTTCCTAATTCAGAACGCCAACATAATCATTGCTGTCGTCGCTGGTCTGGTCGCTCTAAAGGTTGGCTGGTTCGCTGTTACATTCGCTGTCAAAGCCTATGAACTGGCAACTAAACTTGCAAAGATTCAGACCATCGCTTTGAGAACTGCAATCATCTCGACTGGTATTGGTGCTCTTGTGGTTGCTGTGGCAACTCTTGGTGCTATGTGGTATGCGGCATCTGAAAGTGCTAATGAATATGCTGACGCTCAAGATAATGCGACTAACTCAAACCAACTGACATTCACAAACATTAACAGAGGGTTCAGAGATCCAGTTACTGGCATGTGGGATTCAGCATTGAAGCGAACTTTGTCTGATTCTCGTATCACTAAAGAGATGAAGAATGTTATCGCCAAGTTTAAGGGCAAGGAAGTCACTATTGACTTTGGCCTGAACGCTATCTTTGTTAACAAGAAAATGGTTTGGAAAGGTTTATCTCAGGAGGTTAAAGAGGTTGCTGAAAAGGTCCGTGAGGCTTTGGATAAAGAGGTTAGTAGGGTCAAGTCTACAGCTGAGAAGTTCCGTGATGCTATTGGTTTAGCCTTTGGCACTAGAGGTGAGGATGAAAACTCTATTTTCAACGTGGACTTCCTTATCGGCAAGATGAAGCGTATTGCTCAAGCTGCTAAGGGTTTCGCTGAGAACTTGGCATCTCTCCGTAAGAGGGGAGCAGACCAGTCATTCATCAACGAAATTGTTGCTATGGGTCCTGCTCAGGGAAACATTGTTGCTAAGAGCCTCTTGCAGTCTCCAGGTAAGTTGTCTGAGATTCTTGGGCTGAGAGGTGAGATTTATGGTGTTGGTGCTCAGGCTCAAGTGCAGTCATCTTTAGCAGGTAATGCAACTTATGAAATCAACATAAACAAAGCTGTGATTAGTGCATCGGACATCATCCGTGAAATCAAGATTCTGGAAAAGAAAACAGGTCGAAAGTATCTGGTTAACTAATGCCGTTCGATATAAAGACTGACATCAGTATTCAATACGAATACGCTGAGGATTCTTGGACTGAACTGCGTTGCGATTCTTTTGAGGTTGAGATTGACCGTGGTATAGACATTGAGGAGGGCGTTTTCGCTCGTCCTAGTGTTGGCACTGCAACTGTTCGTCTAATGAAATCTAGTCTTGCTGATCTAGTTGGCACACCTCAATACAAATCAAACATGCCAATCAAGATTGACGCATCAGGCTACATTTTGTTTTATGGCTACATCCAGAATGTTTCAATGGCTTATGTTGCTACAACTAAAAAACTTGAGGTAGTCATTACTGCTTATGACCAAACTCGAATTGCTCTAAACACCAGGCTGTCATCATTCAGTATTACGGGAACTGCTACGGCTAAATCATTCAGAACTGTAATGACTAATCTTGCTAACGCTATTAGAGCAGTGGATACCAGAGTGGCTTGGAATCAGGTTGGAAGTGGTGGAAGCTCTACAGCTGCGAATGACTATTTTGAGGTGGATGTTATTTCGGGTGACGTTCTAAACATGTTGCTCGATGCTGAACTTGGCTGGTTCTGGGCTAACAATAACTTTGGATGTTACTGGAAAACCCGTGCAGACATCAACACCGCTCAGGCAACTACCTGGAGCAGTAGCAATCCGACGATCTCTAACGTTCACAGCTCTAGTGCTAATCACTATTGCATGGACGCTATTGACTATTCATACAACTCGGATGACATCACCAACGTGGTTAAGGTAACTGAGACTGGGGGACTGGCAACAGCAACCTCAACTAACTCAACCTCAGTAACAGACTATGGGCGTCAGGCTCAGGATTATGAAGTAAACTTTTGGAACACCTCAGGTCTAGGCACTTTAGGTGCATGGGCTTCACAGGTTTCAGCAGCTGCTAACCCTCGCTCAGTGAAATCAGTATCTGTTCCAGCGGTTCGCCGTGACGGCACTCTCAGCACAATAGTTGATAAAGACATCTGCTATCCGATGCAGGTCGAGTTTTCAGCAGGTGGAACCACACTTCAAGAAATCTACCTAATCAGTCGTATCGGGCATACTATTACCAGTGAACATTGGGAAGTAAACCTAGGACTATGGAGGGGTATCTAATGGACGACCGCAACTGGTTGCTAATCCTCTCAGGTATCCTCGGTGGCACAGGCATCTCAAGTTTCCTAAAGTATCTGTCCACTAGGAGGACACAATCCATCGGTGTGGAGGAGCGTCTAAGAGCTGAAATGTTCACTCAGATAGATAAACTTAGAACTGAAATCGAGCAACTGAAAACTGAACTGGATCATTGGCGGGACAAATACCTGGCACTCAATAAGGAACATGTCAAACTAAAGGCAGAGTTCGACAAACTAACAAAGGATAAATAATGGCAAAGGAACCAATCATCTCTAAAGTAACTACCGACTGGAAAGCGTTTCCTGCTCCAGGTGAAGTTGTAGTTGAGGAGACTGTAGTCGAGGAAACTGTGGTTGAGGAAACTCCAGCAGAGGAATCTGTAAGTGAGTGAAACTTACACCGTAACTGACGGTCAATTCGACCTAGTTATCCTGGCAGGTTCAACGTTCCCTAGCGTGGCTGGTGACTGTTCGTTTTACCCTACTGACGCTGACGGTGTCGCATTCTCGCTAACAGGTTGGACTGCTAAATTGCAGGTTCGAGAGAATCCAACCACAGCTGCAATCATCGACATCGTCCCTACTGTGAACACCTCAGATAACTCTGTGCGATTCTCACTAACACCTGCTCAGACTGCGACCCTAACTAAGACTGATTACGTCTGGGCTTTAGAGCTTACTCAAACATCTACCGGAAAGGTGCTGACACTTGCTAGAGGGCAGGTTGAGGTAACTCCAGAAATAGTCAAATGATCGTAAAAGTTGTAGTTCCAGATTCAATTTATGCCAGAGTTTATTTCGCTAGAGGTGAGCAGG